GCCATACAAACCCAAAACCTTGTCACGCAAAGTTTCGGCAGCCTTAATCATTCGCTCGCCTTCTGCCCGGATTGCGTCTGCCTTGCCGGGATTCGCAGCAATTTCCTCGTCAATCATCTGACGCAGCATGGACAACTTGTTGTCAATTCTGTAGTCACCAAATTTGCGGGCCATTTCTACGACTGGACCCATGCGCATCGTGTAGTGATGAGCAACAGTTTCAATATCCAGTTCCATGAAATCAGTGTATTCACTGTGGTTAATATCAAGTTTTCTTGATATAACAGGAGAAGGTCCACCAAGGCCAGCTACATTGCCAGTTTCAAGGTCGCGCTCAATTAACTCAATTTGTTTTTCACGAACCTCGCGAATAGTTAATCCATCCGCAAATTCTTGGTCGCCGCGAACTTTAATTTCATCGCGGTATTGCTCAATGCGATTCTTGGCAATAGCTACCTTGTCGCCTTTGTTGATAAGGCCAATGCCATCGTTAAAGGTTGCAGCCTTTTCAATGTTAACAATAGCTTCATCAACACGAGCAGCAATAGCAACCGGGCTATTATCAAATGGAACATACTTGCCATTAATGTAACGACCAGATTGCTGCATAAAATGCGCAGTCAATTTCTGACGCAACAACTCACGATTTTTGGCAACCAAGTCTGCTCGCCACATTACATGGAAGTAACGCTTGCGGTCCCCTGAGTCAATGGCCTTTGCCATGTCAAGGGCTTGTTCAGCTTCATCAAGATTTCTTAATGCAATTTCTAATTCTTTAGGTTTGGCTTGCCCCTTCATTAGCGTATCAACACGAGCAGAAGCCTTATCGACATTACGCTGTGCTACGCGGACAGACTGAAATACATTTAATTCTTTGCCAACTTTTTCAAATTCATCAAATAGCGCGCGCCAGCCACGAACCGCCTCATCAACAAATGGATTGTCGGTAGGCGCGTCATTGTTAAACATAGCCTTAGAAACGCTTTGTTTAAACTCATCCCACGATGCTTTGCCATCCTGAGGTTTTTTACCTACAAGCGGCATATTCTGTTTAAATACTTCTAAATAACCCTGTCCTCTAGTTGCATCTATATCCTTCAGATACCGCATGTAAATTTTGCGAGTATTGTCAACATTGCTACGAAGGCGGCCCATCCACTTTTTTGCTTTCATTTCTACAGACACATCCATAGCAATGCCATACTTAGCACCAACAGTGCGCAAGCCCGGTGATCCACCTAATTGCCAAGCCATCTGGATAAATTCTTTTGCCAGTCTTGGTGACAGCTCACGGAACTTAGTGTTGTTTAAGGCATACCAAGGAAGCTGATCCCACTTAAGTTTTTCCAAGCCAATGCCAGTTGAAGCAAGCGTCATTAACTCAATGTCGTCAATCTGACTAAGATCATCAATCTTGGTGTTAACGCTGTCTAAATCATTTCGTTGACCAATGCGTTTTTCTTCGGCGGTAGCAATAGACTCATCCAGCTTTGCAGCTTCTTTGTCTAACTGGTCTGCCTGATTTAGCCACTTAGTACGAGCATTGTTCTTGCGACCGTCTGCACGAAACTCAGGTGCTTCTTCTGCTTTCCGGCGCAATTCCGCTGCTTTAGTTTGTTTGTCTGATTTCTCGCCCTTGATTCGAGCAATCTCATCTTCGGTTACTTTTAGGCGTTCTTCTGCCATGCGCTGACGCTCTAGGATTTCTTTGGGAATCCCAACCTCTAGCACATCAGTAACACGCGCTCCTGATTTACGCAGGGCGTTTTCAAAGATTGACCGCTCTAGAATTGACTGACCAACCGGATCTAATGCAGGTGCATTTGGATCTTTGGCAAAAACTTTTTGGCGACCAAGTTCACGCTCCAACATAAATTGGACATACCGATCTTCGCCGCCATTTTCATCAAACCATTTTTTCAGCTTATCCATATCAAGATTGCTGAATGTAGTTCCTACGCGCTCACCTAAACGAGCCATCACTCCTTGCAGCAACTTGCCGGATCTGTACTCGGCACGGATTCGCTCTTCATTAACACGAATCTCACCGGTTTCCCTGTTAACAACAGTGTTTCCGGGAGCCTCTGGATCATTAACAAATCGAAAGCCTTGGCTTGCTGCGGTATTGTTTAGTTCGTTAGACGCTTCTTCAAAAGTTTTTGGCTGCCCAACAGGGCCATCAGAATGCTCAAGAAGGTTCCTATAACGCTCTCCCATGCGATCAATTACAGTTTTTGGCTCATACCCCATGTACTTTGTTGTGCGGCCCATTGAGCCTGCCACTCCGCCTAAAGCCGTGCCAAACATGGTTCCAAAAGTAATACCGACCATCGTTTCTTCTGTGGTTGATGTCGGGTCAATAGAATGACGCAAACCTTCGGATGCCGTAATGCTGGCAGCGACTGGGCTAAAACTTTTTTGCACACCACGAACAAAGCCGATTCCTTTTGCTAACGGAATTGGGAGGTAAGTTACCGGGTCAACAAATTGAGATAAAAACCGAGTAGGGCCAGCACCACCAACTTCTAGTTCGCGGCGCAAATTGTTATTTCGGCGAGCTAATGTACGCAGGTAGTAGGATTCTGCGCTGGAATGAGCGTCTATTACATATGGCTCATATCCTTTATTTTCAGGGTCAGCAAGCGAATTGTAGTTTTTGTCATCTACAAACTTGCCTTTTTCGTTAATGGCTTGAGCGTAAGAAGCGGCAGCCATAGCAGACTGGCCAACCCAAGTGTCCAAGTAAAAAGAGCGCGTAAGATTATCCATCGCGCTCCATTGACCAGAAACACCACCAATACGGCGCTCATCACCGGGAGCATAAAATCCCGGAATGGTCTGCATTGGGTCTTTATTGTCCGCCATTTGGAGCCTCAATAATCATATCTGGTTCTGCTACAACATTAGCACCTTTTCGCGGCGCGAAGGTTATTGGATCAAGATCCGGCAAATCTTCTAGGCGTATTGTTGGTTTTCTTTCAAGCACGCATCCAGTGCCATTGTTAACAAATCCCGGAGGGCATCCAGTTTCTTCAAGATATCGCTCAGCACCAATACGCATAATTCGCATATTCTGACCAAGCGGAGCCGTATCATGGAACTTAATATCAATTGGCTGTAAGTCAATGCCTTTTTCATACAAGCCCAAAACATTCTCTGGGTAGTAAGTCATAGCATTGCGAATATATCGCAACGCTGAAAGATCCTCAGCAGTACGATCAACTTCTTCTGCATCACCAAATGCACGAATTTTAGACTTGTTGTTAAGACGCTCAATTTCCCTGTCAACCGCAATAATGCTGCTCTTGACTCGCTTTAACTGATAATTCGTTTCACGAAAATCAACCTCGATCAAGTTGCCATTGTCATCAAACATATCAATAGGAACATCTGAGTCTGGCATTTCTGGATCAAGATCACGATTGCGTGATACCAATTTATAAATTGGTTTATTGTTGTTATCTAGTCGGCTTACTTGCAATTTAACTTCGGTTTTAATTTCACCGGGAGTTGTGCCTGCACCATATCCTCTTTCAAGAAAATGGAATTTGTTTGCATCAGCACGAGAAGATATAAGCTTGTCCCGCACAATTGCTTTAATGCTGGGCAACGACAATTCTGAGTATTGTTTTTGAGCAGGAAACTCAACCCATTCTTTGTATGCGCCAACCATTGTTACATCGTCATACGCCCACTGCTTTTGCGTTAACCGTTCAAATGCAGTTTGAGATGCGTTCTTTCCAGCAGACTTAGCATCGCCACCAATTTGTTCGTATGCTTCTAACGCAATTGTCATGTGCTGATCGCGCATACGGGGAGGAAGTTGCGGCAAATCTTCAAAATATGAAATATCGCCTTGACTTAAGAATACTTGACCCTGAAAGAAAGAACGATCTAATTCTGCATTCAAGCCTTCTACAATGCCTTGCTGAGTTTCACGATCAAGGTCTTTGTAAGACATAACCTTTTCGCCATTAAATACAGATTTAATATCCTGTAAAAATGAAGCATCGGTTGGAAATGTCCCTGCAACATCAATCTTGTTACGAATATATTTGTAGGTGCGATAAGCCTCGTCACCCATTTGTTTTTTCAGAGTATCGTTGGTTAAATAATTCTTGTGAATATCCATTGCCTGAAAAACTTTCATGGCACGCTGCAAGCGTTCTGGACTCTGCTCTACCCCAACAATTGCATCTTTTAGTTCTGTTACCAAACCCGGCAAGACAATGCCTTTTTCAAAGTACGGCGTTGCTCTTTGAATTGACAAAGTAAAATCTTGCTCAGACCAATTGTTGTCTGGAAACTGTTGATCAAAAAAACTCTGAGCGTATTCTCTGGTGTTTTTTGCCGGGTCAGTTGTTCCAGTTTTAGTGCGCACAAGTTCAAAAAAATCAGCCTGACCAGGCTTTTCTTTTGTTAATGCGGTATAAGCATCTTCAAGAATCTTTGCCTGACCTTTCAAAAAAGCTACGCGATCTTCCAGCGAACCATACGCAATGTATTCTTCGCGGCTTTTCATGTCGTCAAGTCTAAAGTCTGCAATTTGCGCAATGACTTCTGACCCAAGAATCTGCTCTGCACGAGTAGCAGCAAGCAGCAATTCCTGTTCTTCATTGGTTATCGTTACACGACTTTGAATATTCTGATAGCTTCTTAGGGCATCCTGAATAAATGATTGACGAACCTGAGGATCAAGCGTTTCAGCTTTTGCCTGTACTTCACGCGCACGATTTCTAGCATCAATTAAAGAATCATAATCACCAGAAATAGACGCTTGAGTTGCCGTGTTTTCCAACATGGTTAACTCATTTGTTAATGCTGTGACAGCAGCAGCATTGGTATTTTTGATTGCAATGTATTTGCTGTAAGCAATCTCGTATGCCTGAGCAGCCAATGTTTGGCGTTCGCCAACATTAGGAATAATTTCTGCAATTGATTTGCGTACAGGTACAAATGATTTAGTAGCTGAATCATATTCAGCAACATCAACCTGAAAGTCGCCAGTAATAATTTGACCAGATACAGCTTGTGCTGATGCAATGCTTTGCTCAATGTCACCGCTACGAAATCCAGACTGGATCTGATTAATTACAGCACCATCTGCAAACTTGTTTGCAATTGCAGCAACTTCAAGATTAAACTGCTCTTGGTTAATTTGATTAAGGCTTAATCGCTGATTCTGCAAATCAACCAGCTTGCCTGCTAAATTTAGCGCACCCGGATCTGTTGGTCCAAACTGAGATAATTTGTTAACAAGCCGATCCATGCCCTGAGTAATAAGGGTTTGGCGCAAAGCATCGTTTTGTCTAAAGGTACGATCACGATTCTGCTGTTGCAGGTTAATGAATATGCCATTCTGCCTAGTGCGCAAATCTTCTTCTACAAGACCACGCAGCGGACCCGGCAAATCTTTAACAGTTTGGCGAATGTAGGCTTCTGACTGTGCCTCAAAACGCTTATAGTCTAAATCCTGCAAACGCTCTGCTTCAAAATTACTTAATGCACGAGTAGCAGTTTCACGGGCAGCATTTAAGTTTCTTTGGGCAATAGCTTTGTTCCACGACTCGTTATACGCAGAACCAAAAGGACCAACATCACGCTCTTCAATTGGCGTGTAAAATTCTGCTTGTACTGGATTGCCATCAGAATCTGGAATGTACTCATTCTTGTCATCAAGCAATACACGGCGTTGTTTTTGGCTGGGCAAAGAAGAGGCATCTTCTTGCGCCTTTTTCTTTAGTTGTTCTGCGCCATACGAAGTAAAGAATTGCTGAAACTCTTGAGCAGTCTTTGATGTTTCCATCAAGCCTTTGGCCGCATCACGCATACCCGACATCTGTACGATGCCAATTGGCTTGACAGTTTCAGTACGAGTTTCGCGTTTTAGCTTTGCCATGTTATGAACTCAAGTATTTGTAATCTTTGTACCCGCCAAGCAATGAAGACGCAGCCTGCCCATACGATGCAGTTTTAGCCGCCTTGCCAGACATTTTGGCATTCCACGCACTTAGCTTAAATTTGTCGGCCTGAGCCAATCCCATTAGTCGGATGGCCCCAACATCACGCTCGGCTTCTTCAATATTAGATTCTTTTAATGCCAAGAAAGACGCAGATTCATTTGGATCTACACCCATCTTGGCGGCAGCCAATGCAAGATTTTCAGATTGAGTGCGTAACAATTCACGATTACGCGCATTAGCTTCTTCCTGCGCTTGAAGAATAGCCATGCGGCGTTCTTGTTCATATTGCGCAGCCTCAGCCTCAGCGGCTGCTTGAGCATATTTGCCAGACTGAATTGCTGTGTATGCACCAATACCTGCGCTTGCTACGCTAGCAACAATTGCGGCTTCAACCCCCATTAGAACGCTACCTCCATCATCAGACCCAGCAAAGTAAATTCCAGCGGGACCGTTGACTGAATGTTAATTTGGCCTAGTTTATCCCAGCCAAGCAAATAAAATCGAGAGCGTCCGGTAATTGGCGTTGGTGGCTTAGACAGATCGTTAGTTACCCGGCGAAGAATTAGGTTTGTTCCTTCCACATCTACACCCATTGTGCTGTCTAAAATTAGATCAACCGTGCTAATTTTCTTGGGCAATCCAGTAATCTGACCATCATTAGCCGCATAGTCAGCAGGCATAGTCTTAACGGTAGCATCAAAATTTAAGCCAGCAGTAACAATGTAGGTTTCATAATTGTTTGGCAAGGTGATTCCACCGCCAGCCGTTACTGTTTGATCGCCTAGATAAAAAGCATTCTTGGCATAATCGGCATCAGCGGCTTCTTCATGATCCGCCACAACAGAAACTTCATGACTTGCTAAATGGCTAAATCCAGAAAACGAACCAGTAAGGCTTGCGCTTGTTACAGTTTTTGCGCAATCCAGCGTTACATCTTCGCTAAATTTTTCTAGGAAATACTTTGTTGTTCCGTTGATTGTGCGCTTAACACATATAAACAACTCGCCTTCAAGCGCAGTTAGATCAAGGATTTGACCATCAGTTTCCCATTTGGACCAGCTAGAAATCTGTTCATTACGCGCAGCATGATAAACAGCAAGCGTTCCATCATTATTCAAGAAAAATGCAAACTGTTCCGGTCGATTTTTTAGACCATAAATTACGGCAGAATCTACAATTCCATCAGAGTCCAGAAGGTTTGACGCAATCAGGGAGATTGCATTAGGCGTATAGCCGCCTTCAATTTCTTCCCACTTGTACTCTCGAATTACCTTGCCTGTGCTTTGAACAAACAGCGTAGCCCGGTCAAATGCAACAGGACGAACATCGCCAGTGCCATAGGATGATTGGCGGCGAATGTTAAAGTCAGCAGGAACCAATGGTGAGTTTTCAGATTCAGGGCAGTAAAACTCTGCTTGATCTGTAAATACCTGCAAGTGTCCAGCCGACACTAGATGGTTAATACTGTTAACCTGATCCGATGCAATTGGACTTTGAATGCTTTCGTCATCCAGTGCCTCACCAGTATCAAAGTTAAAAAAGCTAGCTACTTTTGAGCTGAACAGGTGAGCAGGCAAATCTCTCGACCCACCAAACCACAACCGCTGCCCGTGGAACAAACAGGATCTTGCCCAGCCTCTAGCATAGCTAAAGACTTCTTCATTCCAATCGCGGGTTGCTAGCGGACCAACTGTAGATACCGCCGTAACTTGGCCTTCTGCACCAGAAAGTCCGCCCACAGTAGCGTCACCAGAACCCTGAGTTTTGAATAAAACCTTTTTAAGGTTTGCAACCCGGACATATCCAGAACCAATTTCAACAACTTCACCTTCTGCCTCCGAATCTGTTTGGGTTATGACTTCGCCAACTTGGAAGCTAGAACCAGAACTAATTGTTAACTGTTGGTCAGCAAACAATTCTTCTTGAACTGTTCCGGTAACAACGGTGCTAGAGGTGTACCCGGTAATTTCTACCTGCCTGTTATGTACAGCAACACGCGCACCCACATGGTCAGCATTCCAAACAGCAGCAGAGGTTGTTAATGTAATGCTGCCAGTCCGCCCACTAGGAGTAATCGTGACTTCATCACGAGCAAATTTGTACATTGGGGCGTAGATTTTTCCGCCCGACAAATCTTGATCGAAATCAAAATATGCGCCAGCAAATGAAGATGCTCCAGTACGGGTAATCACCGTCATTGGGAAGTCTTCATGCGTAATGATTAATACATCGTTACGCTGCGTATATCGCAATTCGTAAAGGTTTGTTGCGTCCCAGTCAAATCCAGTTACGGTGTCCAACAATGAGCCAGCCGTGCTGTAAAACCGTGCTTCTCCGGCAGACAGAGCAACAATATAAAGCTGAGATTCGTTAAAGATAAATGGGAATAAACGAACCGCTTTGCCAATATCTGCAAGGTATTCAGTACCGGGGCGGCGTTTAATGCCACCCTGCACTAGCTGCATAAAGTTAGTTAGCGTTTCAACACCATTGCCATAGGCTTTAGTGTCAGATCGAGCCGCCATCAAGGGGTCAAGTTGCCCAGACGAAAAGTTGGTCTGGAGGGTTCTTACCCTTCTCATGGCTTACAGCCTCGCGTTAGTCAGTCGGGTCAGGTTAACCTTTCTGGTTGTTTGAGAAGCTGAGTCGGTATGGCGCGCTTTACGAATCTGAAGTTCAGCTTTTTCTTCCATTAGCTGCGCAATGTCAGCCTGCATGGATACACCAGAAGCCAGCGCAGAAGCCAGTCGATACTCAATCCCAAGCCGGAAATAGGCGGGCCAATCAATTTCATCAGCCCGGTAAATACCATCCAGCACAACCACATCATTTTCGCCAGCATCACAATAGATGTTGTCATCGTAGCGGTCATACTCGATGTTGTAATCGTTCACCGTGATAGCGCGAACCATCAAGATGTCAGTAGGAAGTTGGTAAGCAGCAGTCCACCGTGCGCTTGGCGTAGCTGTTAACCGATTCAAAGTGCGCTGTGCCATAGCAAAACGCCAAGGAAAGGACGCTAATTCTGATTCTACAATCTCATCGTAGATTGCATTCAATACAATTCCTTCGGAGGAATCATCATTGAACGAAGTAATTGGTTGCATACCAATAAGCGCACAGGCTTTTTGGGCTACAGCAATTGCAGTTGAAGCACCCATTTAAAACTCCAAGAAAAGGGGCGGCCCCAAAAGACCGCCCCGATTCATCAGGTTCCGTTAACTACAGTAACGGTCGTTGCACCAGTGGCACTAGAAACAACACACACATCCACAGTCGGGGTGCTGGAATCAATCACGAGGATTGCATCACCCTTCTTGAGAGAAGCGTAGTAGCTGTTAAAGTAGCCAGAGGCGGCAACAGTAGCGATAGCATCAGCAGACTTGTACACATAAAGTGCCTCGTCACCGATGTTCATGCGCTTCATATTGTCAGCGGAAAATGCCATGGTTCACCCCCTTAGGATTCAGTGTGCTTGAGGATGTAGCAACCATTGTCGTCAATCAGGACTGCGCCCTGCGACATAGAAGCTACCATCAGGTGAGCCTGTTCCTTGCCCTGCCAAGTTACATCCATGCTCACTTCTGCGCCAGAAGCAGCACCAACCGCAGAACGGTGGTATGCCAGCGAGTTGCGAACACTAGAAGCAACGCTCAGGCCAGAGTGAGTCATCACGAAGAAGGACATGAAACGCTTAGCAGAGAAGCCAGCACCCTTCCACGGCAGTTCAGCTTCCGGAACATAGTCACGGCTTGAGAACTCAATCAGACCCATCAGGTCAGTCCAGCCCTGCGGGGAAACCAACAGGTAACGCTGACCATCATCAGGCACATCGCCTTCACCAAAGGCTTCGTAGATTTCTTCCAACTTAGCCTGAGTGATTGCACCAGTACCAGTAGTCGAATTACCAGAACCATCAACTGCGTCAATGATAAGCTGGTCAGACTTACGGCCCAGAGCAGCAGACAGAGAAGTAGAAACAGCAGCGCGTTCGTCATGCTGGATCTTCAGCTCGTCCAGCTTGTCAATGTATTCACCGAGATAGTAATCGGTCAATGAGCATTCAACATTGCTGTGAGTCAGGTTAGCGAGCGGAACCTGTGCATTGCGTGACTTAACGCCAGCTACGCCAGTACCGATCTTTTGGAAGGTGGTTGATTCACCCTTAATATTGGTCTTACGACGAACAGTGTTGAGTAGCTTGGCCCCCATGCGCTGATATGCAAGATGAACCTCGCTTTCAAACTGTTTTACAAAGGCAGTATCAATAGTGTTTGCCATTACAGTTCTCCAGTTGTTAAAACAAAATCAGCGGTTGTCCTCTGAATTTCCGTCCTAGTTACCCTTGGGGCTAGGACTTCCCGGCAGCGGGGCCACGGACACAGAATAATCATGCTTATTCCGGTTAGCAAGTACTAACTAACCAAAATGTTTTTGCCACATTTTTGTGACTTCGGACCGATATGCGTCATCAATCTGTCCCTGCTTCCAATATCGGGGATCATCCATCATCTGACGCAGCTTATCTTCGGACATAGATCCGGTAGATGGCTCGCCTTCAAACTCAGATAAAGACGGTTCGGCCTGAATTCCAATAATTTTTTCCAGTACTTTGATCGAGTCAGCGTTAACAGCAAAATCTGCCATTACATTGTATTCCTGTTCTGACAGATTCTTGGAAAGCCACATATCTACACGGTCAACGCGAGCCTGTCCGTTTTCTCCGAGGGTATTAAGTTCGGCTTCACGGTTAGGTAATCCGCCAAAATGGTACTCAAAATACTTGTTAATGCCTTCCTGAAACTCATCTTGAGTCAGGCCACGGCTATGAGCCGTTTCCTTCCACCAGCCCAGCATTGGGTCGTCATCTGTCATCTGGGCTTCCCACCCATTTGGCAGGTTTTCTAGTTCAGGAACGGAATATTTGTACTTGTCAGCAGACTCAGGTACGCCTTCTCGCGGCTTACTAAGTTCAGTTTCAAGTTCTTCCCGCAGGCTAGATGCTCGCTGGCTAAACTTCTTTTCCAGTTCTGTATAAGACTTTGCTAATCCTTCTACATTTGGCTGGTTAGACTCTGTATTCCAGAATTTTTCTGGCAGATATTCAGGACGAGGAACCGCGCTAGGGGTTGCTTCACTTGATGCTTCTGCTTCTGGTGCAGAATCAGTTGTCATATCGCTCATGGCTGATTTCCTTCTTTGGCGCGCTTAATGCGCTGTTCAATAATGCCGACCAAGAACCGCTGGCCCTCAATATGAGCCAGTGAATTCGGGTCAAAGTTCGGCCCCATCACCCTTTCGATGCTAATCGACCGGAGATATTTCAAAGCAAACTCGCCGTTTGCCCCAGAAAAACACAAGGCAAGTGCCTCGTTAATTTTGTTTTCTGCTTCGTCAGAACGCTGAATGCCATCAATCAAGGCATCATTCCTTTGGCTGCTTCAGCCATTTCAATTACGGAACCCGGAGATTGCTGCTCCATAGCCATGGCCTGTTGCTGAGCTTGTTGTTGCATCATCATGCGCTGAGTTTCATCAATCAGGATTTTTTGTGGAATTTCGTACCATTCCGCCAGTTTCTTGATCGTTTCATCAGGGCTAATAAACTGCGATGCGGCCTGCGGACCCATGGTTTGCGTAACCAATCCAATGAAGTTTGTTAACTGCATAATGTCTTGGTTGCGTTGCGCACGAGCCAGCGGAGATTTGGCAACAATCTTAACTTCGCGGCCATCTATCTTTGGAATCTCGATCTTGCCCTGCTTTTTCAAGATAGAAATGACTCGGCGCAATACAGGATTAACAAATTCTGCCTGCAATCTGCCATAGGCAGAGCCGATAATTTCAGCCAGATTAGACTGACGCGCCGCTACTTCGGTAGCTGACATTGGCGTAGTGTCGGTCCGGCCAAGGTCTTGGTTATACAGCGCACGCTTAATGTTTTGCTGCATATTTTCAATAATAAGCTGCGAAACATCGAACTTAGATGGGGACTGGATAGCCTCAAGACCGCGACTATTCGGGCTTCTTGGGACAATTGTTCCCGGAACTAGCTGGATTGTATCAACATTAATGACACCATCATCGTCTGCCTGCCAGATACCACCAATCGCCATCTGAGCATTTTCTAATACAAGCTGCATTGTCAGATTACAAACCTTAATTGCAGGCAATGCGTTCATCAGAGGACCGCGACCATAGATTTCACCCGCTGCTTTTGACCAGCGGAAGTTAACCCAAGGCCGAGAGCCTTCACCTTTGAATGAACCTTCAATAATTTTGGTCTGCGACTCCAAATCAATGACACAGTAGTTGTGTATTTCTTGTGATCTGTCGCTCCAATCACGATATACAGCGTCAATAAACGGAACATCCGCCTCAGGATTATTACGGATTTTAGCTTTTAAAGACTCAGACAGCTTGGCTTTAGGCCATACCGTCATAATGTCTTTAGCCTTAACGCTGCGCTCACGAAATACGCCATCAATCTGGTCAAACGGGCCAGAATCCAGAATAGTCTGGCTTAGCGGTACTGACAAAAACTTAATCGGATTGGTTTCATTGCCTTCTTCGATCAGCATATTGGCCGTGCCAACTGCTAGATCAAGGAATGATTCATGCACTTCCTGCGAAAAGTTAGAGTTCTGAATGATCTCGCCAACATATTCGGTAATTTCATCCAGTTCAGACTGCACTTTGTTTCGCAATTGAAGTGGAATATCTGAACCCGGCTCAAGGCGAAACCATGTTGCATAGTTTGGAACAATGCCGTACTGCAATCTGGATGCAAATTCTTGCACACCTACGACTGCTGTTTCGTCAAATATCTTATCCATGCGTGACTGTGCGGCGGCTTCCATAAAAAACCCTTCGCGCAGCGGCAATGAATATTCATAGCATTCCTGCCAAACATCAAGCCAGTTTGATCGTGCTTGTTTGGCCTTCGTGTAACGCTTAATGATATAGCTAGGATCTGCCATGACTTACCCCAATTTAGTTCCGTCTTCTTCTTCGTAGCCACGATAACCACTAAGCATTACGCTCTTGCGGCGGCGACTAAGATCAGCCGTAGCCATTGACGCTTCTTTCTTTGCCAGTGAAATCTTTTCCTGCTTGGCCGCTTCCTCGCGTTCTTTGCGAGCGCGCTCCAATTCAGGATCGGGTGGCGGTGCTTTGGGGCTACTAAAGGCTAGTGCTACCGGACCTTCATAGTCAAATGATTCATGTGAAACCTCAACAAGGTCGTCATGCGTCATCTGAAATTCAATGCTGGTGTAAATTTTCATGGGCTATGCTCCAAGCGTATCTTCGTCTTTGAAGCCTTTATATCCAGCAGTCAGCAAGCTACTTAAACTGCCCATGCGACCACGGCGGCGTGATGCACCGCCACCCATTTTTTCTTCTGCCTGCTTTCTAGCAGCAACCACTTCTTCTTTTTTTGGTTCTGGTGGTGGCTGTGGCGGAGAAGGCGGAGGAGGCGGAGGATTGCCACCACCTTTGGTTTCAGATACCGGACCATCATAATCAAAACTATCAGCGGACAGTTCGACCAGACCGCCCTCAGTCATTTGGTATTGGATTGAGGTATATACCTTCACTTCCATTCTCCCTTGTGAATTAGCGTTCCACCTGTCCGCATCATCTCTTTATAGAGTTGCCACGGAGTTAACACAAACAAGCGTTTGATTCCTAGCAAATGCTTGACTGCTTCGGCGCAGTATAGTACGGAGAATCCAAAAACGGAATTTTTGTTACGGCGTGGTCGATAAGAAACAATTGTGGCGTTTCTTTCATTCTTTGCCCAGTTGATTACATCCTTGGCCGCAAGCGGATGGTAGATCCAAGTCTGGAAGAATTTGGATGTCCAGTCCATAAAAATCCAGTGGTAGCTACCCGGCTGGTATCCGATGGCACATACATGCTTGAAACCTTTTCGCGTGTGGAATACATAATCCCACCAGCGGTCAGGCTCATCTTTGTCAATGAACATGACTAACCAATCGAATTCCGGCGGCTTAGGTTCGCCCAGCCCTTGTTCTTCCCGAATCCCGCTCTCTGATCCCAGATGTTCCAATTGGACCTCCCATTCGCCACTTGCGCTGGCTTATTGGCATTGGTTGTTAATGATCTTCCCTCGCCCGCACCAATAAATAGATACTGCAATGCATCATGCACATGAGAATATTTGTTTTTGCTGGGCTTTTCTTCGTATCGCACCTCGCCAGAAACCGATACTCGGCGATAGTTATAGCCACCACGGAAACCTTTAATCAAGGTTTTGCAAGATGCGTCAATTACAAACCCCGGCATACCGTCTACCATGCGATTGAGCGGTGCTTGTACCGACTCGATTCGCAGAACTGGGTCATTGCTAGGGGCTGGATATGCCTTGATTCCATTAGCCCGCAGGATTTGGAATGGCGTAACTTCGTCTGTCTGGGCGCGGAAGTCACCCGCCGGGTCGCCATAAATATGCAATTCATTTGACGGACAGATTGCCTGAATCTGATTCCTGAGTAATTCCGAGAATCGGACTGCACCCATGTCACGAGTAACAACCTCGTGGAAGATTAGCCAGCGACCAGAACTCAGCCTTTGCCCAAAAGCAGCAGCAGGAGTAAGACCAAAGTCGATACCAATATAAACAGGAAGTTCAGGAATGACACCAATCGGCTCCTTGGATATATGCACTTGCTCGTTAAACATCGGGTAAATAGCCTTGCCAGACTCAATCGTACCCAATTTGTTTAGCACATAGACATCAATCCACGATTTTGTCTTACCTGTAATAATCTTTTTGTAGTAATCACCCGGCAGATTGTGAAAGTTTTCCGCTAGCTGATTACCAATGTACTTAACTACATCGCCAGAATCATTCTTAACTTCGGTCATTCCCGGCGGCTGGTTATAGAAAACCCAGTCTTCTGGCTTAATTAGCATCAGGGCTTCTTCTCTAGGAACATTGTCTGGCATCGGAACTTCACCGGCCATGATCGGCCACCAGTGGTCATCCTCTGGGGCGTTGGTATCGCAGATCACGCCATACCAAGTAGGGCCACCATCCTTGATCGAGGGGTATCGGCCAACACGCATGGTGCAAGCATCAATAATCGACTTAGAAACCTCACGGGCTTCGTTCACCCACACGCCAGTTAGGTCAAGGGACAGCAATTTACGGACATCTTCCTCACGATCTAGGGCTAGGAAGAGCACCTCAAGATCAATATCGCCAATCTTGATGTTGTGGTTGTAGGGTACAGACCAACCAAAGCGTCCAAATACATCCTCAGGAAACCAGTCAATCCATGTCTTAATGGTTGTGGTCCTCAACTGTGGATTGGTATTACGGATTACGGCCCAGCGGGATTTCCGCTTGCCATCCTTGCCGGGTTTCTGCGCAGCAGCACGGCGAAAGATTTCAACACAGCAGGCAACTGACTTGCCGCTACCTACCGGGCCACGGACACCACGAAAGAAGTGATCGTCCAGCATAAACTGACGCAGTGTTTCGCCAGCAGGTTTGTATTTGAATTCAAAAGCCATCAGGTTTTAACCTGAATTTTGCCCTTCATTAGGCCAGCGTCCACCATCTGTTTAATACGCTGTTCCATAATCTCCGGCCCCATGGCCTCAATAATTTTGTCGGCTTCCCGGTTCGTATAGAATTCCGGAGGGTTGTACTGCAAGAAAACTTTTTTAGCCACCTGCCTCAGGCGGTTCAGGTCTTCTAAACTCAAAGTCGTCAGGAAGCTCATACATTTCCCTTACCATGCGCTCGATCTCGCGCTGCGGTAGGCGGCACTCTAGTTCCATTATGGCTAACCGCTCGTATGCGTTCTCCACAATGGCTGCAAAATCTAGCGAGTGAGATAACCCCTGCTTCATTCTTTACCGCCTTATGATGGGTAAATTTATGTTTACAGGGTTCCATGTGTAACCTATTCGCCGTACCGCTTCCAGCCCTGCGGCATCTTGTGCTTCCCTTCACCGCGCCAGCCCCGGATGTAATTCCGGGTGTCCGATGGAAGTTCGGCAAGCCTTGCACCCCGGCGTATCCACTTGTCTGTATTACCGACACCCCAGTTATAGGCCGCAATTGCGTGTTCGACATTTCCCTTGTACCGCTTGAGCATGGCCCCAAGGTACTGCTCGCCAAAGGCACGGTTCTTGGTGGGATCAAACAGTTCAGCAGGGCGGATTGGATCAACACCAAACCCCGGCTGGCTAGCCGTAGCAGGCATAATCCCCATTAACCCAGCAGCCCCAACAGGGCTTACCGACTTAGGATTTCCACTACTCTCCACATACTCAACATACCGGGAGAGTTCAGCAAGATCATCAGCCGGAGTTGGACTCGCTGGCTGCGCCTGCATCTCCTGCATCTCCGCCGGAGTCTGCCTCGGCATCGGTTCCATTGCTGGCTGCATCATTTCCATCCGTCTTTCCCTTCTTCTTGGTGCTGACCTGAGTTACCGCTTCATGCGCCTTCTCATTCCGCAAAATAATCTTAGCCTCAATATACTCCAATACCTTCTCTGCCTCGTCCATCTTCCGATTGAACTGGCTCAGGTGATTGTAGTCACCAAAGTCCGCAGACAAACGATTTACAAAATCCCTTAAACGCTTCTTTGTTTCACTTACATCCAACATAGTTAATAACCTTTACAGTAGGAAAATAATTTCTGGGTGGGGTGTTAATGGCCTTTTTTAACAATTGCTAGTTGGTTGGACCATCACGGGAATCAACATGGCGGTTTTTAACCCCCTAGGTCGATCTGAATCTTGACATCACCAGCAACCGCTACCTGAGCGCGATCCACTGGTTTAAAGCCAGCCCGATCTAGTAGGTCCTTGCTCGCCTCTAAAGCTACATACCCTGATTTGTGATCGACGAGTTCAGTGATGCGTCCTAAGGCTCTTGCAGCACCACTTATCAATCCATCTGATATAGCGGCACTGATCGCTTCTTTGATATGTGGTTTTCGTACTGTTTGGTAGATCCAGTCAGGACTTACACCCATCTGCTCGGCGATCTGTGCTTTGCTCCATGAAGTGCTAGTCATCAGGCTTACCAGTTCGGCCTGCTGATCCGTGAGTGGCTGCACTCGCCCGGACTGGGTAGTGACCATCTGTTTATCGTTATCGACATCCATGCACAGACTGTATGTCATACCAGTAATTCGTGTCAACCCTGTTCCGGGTGTTTCTTACCAGCTACGATTAAGTTAACTAGAGCATCGTTCCATTTCACTGTCAATATCCCAATAGCAGTAAGGAAATCATCAGCTATAACGGTATCTATACTGTAAGCATCCACTAACAAATCTCGATATGACACGGGTATTGCCGGAAATCCTACTCAGTCGGGTGGTTTCATGTGCGTCAACTATCCTTGCAGGAATGCGGGCATCCCCCCTAGAGCAGGACGAGGCTAGCCTATCACTCTCCGGCCATCAATCGACTGCCCGCTCCATTCGCTTCGCTCCCGTGTTGTCGTTGACAGCCGGATAGATGATGGCCGCCTATTGTCCTGCGGGGGATGTCCTCGCATTTACTAGCAAGGAGTTGACTATGACTACTGAAACCTACCTCGACCTCGTGAAGGATTTGCCGGAATACACTGCTGGCCGTGTCCTCTACGGATTTGCATTGTCTGTGGATAACCAGAAAAGATTCACTGGTAGCAAGATCGCTGATGTGGTTTCCGAACTGCGGGAATTGCGCAGTCACTTCAATGGATCGGAGATCCAAGACACAGCAATGACTCGTAAGATGGAATTCATTCACACCCTAGAAGAACAGGAGGCGACTCTCGTTTACCTGTTCAACGACCTGAAAGCTGCCTTCGAGGAATTTACTGGCGATAAATACGAACGCCCAGTTCCTAAATCAGTCAGTCGCAAGACAGAAACCGCAGCGGCTCATGAAGCAGACAGCATCCTAGCTAAGTACAGCTAATCACTCAGTCCTAGGCAAGACTCTAAACTGCCTTCAACCCAGGAGTATGTATGACACCGGAACAAACTTTCGAGGTAGCACTGTGGCTCGCAACATGGCTCGCTGGCCTGTCATTAGTAGGGCTGGTCTGGTCGGTGCTTAGGTACACGAAACCAAGGGGCTGGACTCCGCGCAGAAAACGCAGGAGATTCACACTTGTTGACAAGCATTGATTGTCATATACTAACACTCATTAACAGAGGGAGCAGACTATGACTGACATGACAGATGTTTGGAATTACATGGATCGTCCTAGTTCACGAAACGAATGGGAATCCTGCTCAGAATGTGAGCATGGTATTCATGAACCCAATGGGCCAGATGATCCGGGCGGCATTAGCTGCGCACTTAATGGGCATGAAGATGCAGTTGAATGCCTGTACTTTTGGAACGAGATGGCTAAAAGCTATGAAGGAGATGACTGATGGATGATGAATATAAACAACTTCATTCTGTGTTTGCACAGATATTCAGTGACATTAACAAACAGATACATGGAGTCAAGATGGAAGACGACAGACCCAATGACCAAGACCGGTTCGAGTATGAACACCAACGCCAGCAGGAGGACGACCATGAATCCAGTAATTGATGAACTCGAAATGATCTATGCCGACATGGATGAGCGGCTAATCGTACTGAAACAGCAGCTTCAATCCACCGTCAGCATGGGCAGGGCGGGCAGAATTGTGGATGAGTACCGTGAAATCAAGGGGCGAATGGAGCGCATAGCCCAAGCTATTCAGGAAACAAGCCAATGAAAATCAACGACTTAATCAATCACCTAACCAACTGCTATGACCTAGAAGACCAGATCGTGGTGGCATTCTGGGATCAGAGTTCTTTCGACAAAGCCGAAAACATTAACACTGCCGAATGGAATGCGTGTTGTGAATACATGGAAGACATTGACTGGTCTTCAGTTAAAGAATCATTAGACATTGCATTGTATGAATGCTTGGAGCAAATGGAAGATGAGTAGAGGTAGATTCGTAACGCACTCAGTCACACATGGAGAGCGCAAGCTGTTCCTTGTTACCGACTGTCGAGAGGGATATGTATCGCTCGAACTCTACGAAGACGATGAGCAAAAGAAACCGACAAGAGTTGTGTTCAAGCGTAGTGAATTGGAGTTTGTAGCGGACATTATGAAGCGATGCTATCGGGCATCGGACGCAATGTAAGTAGCTGATATTAAAGGGGTTGACTATGAGTATCTACAAGCAAATCACTAACAGCATCATCAAGCAACTAGAAGCTGGCACTGCACCATGGGTAAAACCATGGGCCACCATACCGGGTGAGGGTACGCCCAAGAATCTGCACACTGGCAAGTCCTATCATGGTGTCAATGTGCTGCAACTCTGGGCTGCCGGACAGATTAACAACTACGAACACAACCTGTGGTGTACATACAAGCAGGCACAAGAGCGTGGTGGTCAGGTCCGCAAGGGTGAGAAGGGTACGACCGTTGTGTTCTGGAAACCAATGGAGAAGATCGACCCCGATACTGGCAAGCCTAAGAAGACGCTGCTTGCAAGGGGCTACACCGTGTTCAACATCGCACAGATAGATGGCATCGAGGCCGTTGTGCCCAAGCGACCAGAGCATGAATGGAATCCACTGGTCGAGGCCGAGAGCCTAGTCCACAAGCATAGCATTGGCCTGCGTATTGGAGGGGACAGGGCATTCTTCAATGTGCATGAAGACTACATTGGTATGCCTGACCGCAACCGATTCGATGATGCAGAGAACTACTACTCTACCTTGCTGCATGAGATCACCCATTGGTCAGGCCACAAGACACGCCTTGACCGTCCCTTCAATGGGTTCTTTGGATCACCAGATTATGCACGCGAGGAATTGGTAGCCGAGTTGGGGTCCGCATTTCTCTGCGCTAGACTTGGCATTAACGGTGAGTTACAACATCCAGAATATATTGCTAGCTGGATCAGCGTATTGAAGGGTGACAGCACAGCAATTGTCCGTGCATCTAAACTGGCTGAGATTGCAGCCGACTATATAATGGAGGTCAAGTATGAAAAGGGTTCAGGAACTGAAAGCGATAGCGAACTGGTTGGAGAGTCAGATTCAATCGAGCAAAGCGGCACTCGCCTTGCTGCTTAGTCTGATTAACGAACTAGAGGAGAGCGATCCGTTGCGCCCCGCTGGTGGATCAGGCCAGCCGCAAGTACCTAGAAGCGATTAGGTAGAGGCTAATAATCTAAAGGCTTCTTCCTTGCTTGGCAGCTTACCAGATCGCAGAACCTCAAGGGCTTTGCGTGCTACCTCAGGGTCACACTTTGGGGGTGGCAACGCAGACAAAGGAACATGACATGGGTCACGCCGCTCGGTCTTTGTGTACTTCAAAAACTCAGCAATCGAAGGCGGCCATTCACACTCTTGCCGAACCTTATCAACGGCGGTGCGTAACTGCACAGGTGTCAGTCCTTCCAGCGCGTCATACCATTCACGCTTCGCCATCATTTCTACTTCAGGAGTAGGGAAATTACTTGCCCATTTAGTCCCGAAGATTGACGACATTTTGGCGAAGAGGTGGTTGACTATCTTCTTCCTCCTCGAATCCAGTTGTGTATCCAAGGGCTTGGAGTTCTTTGTATGCTGCGGTTGTTGAATTGAAAGCTGGTTTAGTACCTTGCTTATGTGCATGAGTCATCTCCTTTGGGGGGAACAAACCAATCCAACCGTACTCAATAGACTGGTCAATCACCTGTTGTTGACTAGCGTTAACATCACTAATGATCTGGCCTAGCTTTTTAATCATCTTGCTTTCAGCTAGTGGAGTTAAGGGTTTCTTAATCTCGACACGGTGCTGTTTGTACTCAGCCCATGCTTCTTGGTCTAACCAGTCTGGATAGTTCATTGAATTATCTTTACCTCGATGTTGTGAATGTGCGCAACTAGGCTGCGCTTGATCCTTGAAGTAATGGTATCGAATCCTTTTACATCCTCTACCACCTCACCGTCTGGTGTCTGGTATCGGAAGTCGGCTCGATACTTTACGGCTCGCTTCGATGGATACCTAAGTTCCCGTCCATCAATGGGGAATGTGTATTCAGGCTGGAGTTCCAACTCCCAGATGTGACCTTCTTCAACAAGGGCTTTCAGTACCAGATACCTTTTGGACTCAGCCTTTGAATCGAACAGGATGCCATCAACCTCTGTCTTCTTAGCACCGTACTTATTTCTTCTTTGCATTGGGTCGCCATGTACCTCGGCCAAGACCGGTAGCCTTAAACAATTTAGGAATCAACGAATGATCCCTTGCACCACCAGCCTTGCGCCTGTTCTTTGCTATTTGTTTGAAGTCGATCTCGTCCTCAATCGTACTCTTGACCATAGACTTGAACTCCTCAGTCTGCAACTCAAGGGGGATGATCGCAAGCTGACAATCAAGGGCATCGCACAATTCAAGAAGCCGAGGCAGATGCAACGAGTGTTGACCCTGCTCGTATTTCCTCAGAGAAGATACGGATATACCAGTAATGTCAGCAAGGGCTGGCTGCGACAGGTCAAGCATGATCCGCCGCATCCTCAGGAAAAAGATCAGGTCACGGTAGTTAGTGACTAACAAATCCGGTCTTCCATGTAGTCTTGCAGGTCCCCTACTTTGTAGCGGATGGCTGAGCCTACCTTGGAAAACGGTGGACCCTTCTTCTGGCAACGCCAAGTACGCAGCGTACCGTAGGTAAAGCCAGTGATCTTGGATGCCTGATGGGTGTCAACCCAATCTTCTTTGGCTGCAGCGACAACCACTGTCGCTTCTTCTTCTACTTCCATCATTAACTCCTGTTGACATGGACGATGGACAGCAGTATATTACGGTACACATTGGTTGACAAGGGGGTGACATGACATTAACAGAAGAACAACACAGAATCAGAAGCCAAGGGGTCGGCGGAAGCGATGCAATTAAGCTAATGACTGGCGACTGGTATGACCTATGGGCTGAGAAACTAGGCATGAAAGAGCGTGATGATTTGTCTGACATTCTGCCTGTGCAAATGGGCATCTACACCGAGGACTTCAACCGCAATTGGTTTCAGAAAACAACAGGTAAGTTAGTGCTTACTAACAATGAAACCATTGTCAGTCCTACATTCTCATGGATGGTAGCTAGCTTGGATGGCTGGATCGAAAAGGAGAATGCAGTCTGGGAAGCCAAGCATGTTAATGGATTCAGCAAGCCGGACAATGTACTCAAGAAATATATGCCACAGTTGCAGCATTACATGATGGTAACTGGTGCAGCCAGGGCGTATTTGTCTGTGCTGTATGGGAACTACAAGCATGAGATCACAGAGGTAGAAGCTGATCCGCTATACCAAGCGGAGTTAATTGAACTGGAATCTAAATTCTGGAACTGCGTACAAAAGAAAATAAACCCAGCAAGCATTGACATTGCAGACATGGAGTTGACTGATGAGCCAAGCACTGAAACAGAAATGGTGGGAGTTTCACAAAGCTAACCCACAAGTGTACGAACTATTCGTACGATTTACATTCGAGGCACTGCGCAGTGGACGCAAGAACTATTCAGCTAATGCAATCTTCGAGCGCATCCGCTGGCACAGTGAAATTGAAACTCAGGGCGATGACTTCAAACTGAACAACAACCACCGACCGTACTACGCACGGTTATTCATGCACGAATACCCAGAATACGATGGGTTCTTTAGGACTAGGGAATTACACTAATGAAAAAGAAAGCGATCAAGAAACCAGAAACCATTGCAGCTATGGCAAAAGCTAAGGGCATCAATCCAAATGTGGTGTACAACCGAGTGCATATTGGATGGAGTCTAGAGAAAGCATTGCTTACTCCGGTAAAGAAAAGAAAGAAAGCTAAGCCAGTCAAAGTTGTTAACGACAAACCTCGCCAAGAAATTCCACAGCCTAGCAAGACCGATGAATCATTAGGTTGGGTAATCTTTACATTGGTATGCGCTGGAATTGTTGGCGCAATTGTAGCCTTGTCTAAATAAGGAGTTGATTATGATTAACAAAGAACAGAACATGATGGTATGGAATGCAGTCGAGAAGACTGATCCGCAGTACACCAAAAAAGTAACCTTTGGTCGTGGCTTTACCAGCATTGACCCGCAGTACCAGATCATGCGCATGACGGAACTGTTCGGGACGGTAGGCGAGGGCTGGGGGTACACCGTAGAACACAGCACACTGGCCGCAGGAGCCGCGCTGCTGGCCGTTGCGGATGTCAAGGTATGGATCTCTGCTCACGAAAGCTACGGCCCTGTCAGAGGCTTGGACTTCATCGTATCTGAAAAGGGTAAGATTGATGAGGACGCACCCAAGAAAGCAATGACCGATGCGTTAACAAAAGCACTAAGCCATCTCGGTCTGGGTGCTGATGTGTTCCTTGGTAAGTTTGATGACAACCGATATGTAGCAAAGATGAACAAGGAGTTCAGCGAGAAGAACGCAGTAGCAGAAGCCAAGAAGGAGGAGAACCCACGATTAAATCAGATCGTTGAATCAATCAAGGATTGCAAGACCAAGGCCGAAGTCGATGCGCTTAAGGCTTCGATCAGGGATGAGGTCAAGCAAATGCCGAAGGCTAACGGTATGTATTTAGCCACTGTGTTTAAGAATCACGAAGCAACTCTCGGAGAATAAGAGAATGAGCAGTATTAACAAAGTAATTATCCTCGGCAATGTTGGCAAGGATGCAGTAGTCATGTCATTCCCAAGCGGTGATCTGTATATGCAGTTCAGCGTAGCCACCTCAGAATCTTGGAAGACTAAAGAGGGAGAATGGAGAGAGAATACTCAATGGCACAATATCAAGATCCTTAACTCGGCCAAGATCAAGTATGTAATGGATCGCATTGTCAAGGGAGTCAAGGTTTATATCGAAGGACAGGTCGAGTACCGTAGCTGGGAGAAGGATGGTCAGAAGCAGTACATGACTGAAATCGTAATCCCTAAATTTGGTGGCGAGATCAAGATCATGGAGAAAGCCAAGGGCGATACCTTCGATCCAAACGATGCGTTTGCTGGAGCTACTAACCTGCCATCCCAAGACGATCTGAATGATGATGTCCCGTTCTAGGTTCACGCTCAAGCGTGAGATCAGCAAGATAGAAGACCAGATGGTTGACGACATAGTGTCTGTCATTAAGGGCTGGCGTGGATCTAGCAAAGATGAGATATGCAATACCGTATTGCTTGCAACGCTAGGCACGCTACTTACTATTGATGAAGACAACATGATTACAAGACTGATTGAAGCAACGGAAGCCGCAGCAGAAATGCAGGGTAATCCTATTGCAATTTTCTACCATAAAGTAGAGCATACAAATCAGGTGGTTTAGTCCTACCTCTTGCGACCGGGGATTTCTTAGTCAACTCCTCCCCGGTAATCTCCTCCAGATGGCAAGAGTTTCCCCCGCTTCGGCGGGGGTTTTTTATCTAGAAGTTATGCAACATACAAAAGAACAGTTAAAAAAATACAGAGCAATGGCGGATGCAGCCGGAGTAAAATGGAGCACGGTTTATCACAGAATCAAGCGGGGTTGGACACCAGAAGAAGCAGTGTCAATGAAGACAATGAATAAAAGTCAAGCCGCTAGCTATGCCGCTAAAAAATCACCATGGCATATCTACAATCCAAAGAAGCGTTAGTCAGGTTGATGCACTAGCACTAACTGGATAATGACAGCGACATTATCTGTGCCTGATGAAGATATAGCCCGCGCTTCTATATCAGACTTCGCTGATATTTTAATTGGATAATCAAAAGCGAATGCGTTGATGCCACTGTTTAATGTGGTTTCAAGAACTATGCCAAGCACGCCACCAAAGGGGCGCACCATTAATTTACTTTTCACATACTTGTTGGATTGGGTTGTGCCTGTAGAGATCGAGCCGAAGTGCATATACGCATCGTAATTAGCAGGCACAGAGTAGATCGCTTGCAATGAATTAACATTGCCAGTCACTACCTCACAATACACAGTAGCAGGAACGCCAGCAGTTACCGTACCTGTACCAATGTAAATGTTGCCAACATTCGCAGCACCCGATACCACATTCAGACCATTGATTCGCAAGTAACTTTTTGTTGTGGTAACTGGTGTCTGCCCATTCATTGAGATGTACTCGCTAATTGGGTTGTAGTTGACATCCAGTCCATTAACAAATACTACTCTTGCCCCTGCTCCAGCAGCTGTGTCGGCAGTATTGCTACTGCTAACTTTCATTGTAGTTGCTGATGCAGGATAAGAATAAAGTCCGCCATTATTCCAGACGGTTGACATGGTGGTGCTGGTAATTACAGAACCAGATAGCGTAACAATATCATGGCCAGCTACCATGCCTCTCGCTATGTACAGCGGGAAACTTTCAGTCCGCCTGTTGCGCCCAATAGAATCGTATCGTGCCATTACCATTTCACCTTATTGGCCCAGTATGCAGCAGACATCTTGCCCTTAGCAATGTTCTTTGCGTGCCGTGCTTTCAATGCCTTGCGGCGTGCAGCATAGGACTCAGACTCAATTGACTGCTCCATAAGCATCGGCTAATATACCCCATCACTTTAACTTTTGGGGATTTTGACATGAAATCAATTGTAGCATTTGTGCTGGGCGCAACAATCGTAGGTGTGTCCTCTGGCGTAATCGCCTCTGACATCGACACCTTCAACGAAGAGAATGGCTATTGGGGAAACCCTTGCCCTGTGGTCTATGGCCTGAACAAGCCGTGCGACCGTGATGTGGCTACCTTCAATGAAGAAAATGGCTATTGGGGTTGATCCTAAAATAAGGATCTGCCATATTTTAGTCACCCCTCGCTGAGTGGTGTTCAGCTTGGGTTTGGGTTGTCCCTCGGAGAACTCTGTAATCGACACCAATGTGCAGTACAGGAAAGCAACGGCACTGTTAGAGCCTGTACCTTTTGAGGTGCCCGAACCCCTGCTGGGCTTTTCCCGGTGGGGGTTCTCTTTTGTTTGATCCATTGGTTCATAACTGGTTCATAACTTTTGTAAGTTGCTGAATCATATACCTTTTTTTATTTGACGGTTATTTGATTCGGCTCATAACTTTCTGCCTATCACATACACACACTGTATATACAGCCCCGCTTCGGCGGGGTTTTTTATTCCCAAGCGGGAAGATTTCAGGCTAAACCCATCGAATTCGATGGATTTATGCCCGACCGGGAATCGTAATCTGACCAAAAATCAGACCAGATCTGGAAAGATTACCGATAAAAGTGTGTAGTCGCAGCCTCTAGCTTTTCGTACAGCTCCTTCGGCATATTGGAGTGCAGGCCATAAGAGGACATAGCCCTACGCAGAGCATGGATGATCTCACCCTTGTTCTTGGCGGCATCCAGATCTTTCCAAAGTTCCGGTACAACACTACATGGATTTGTCATGTGACCCCCTAGGTGTGACTGTGACACGGCGAACCTCTCCATATTGGGTGTGATAAGTGATGGCATGAGCAGCTCGCCAAGAAACATAGCCACCACGGGCAGCATAGGCATCCCGCCCTGACAGTGTTGGGTGACGCTCGACTATTGCGCCTCCACCTTCGGCCATATCTTGTTCACTATGGTGGTAGTGGCCCGTGTGGATATAACAATAGGCAGCGTCGCCCCACATCTTACGGAATCTAGGCTCAGAAGCGAACAGGGCAGGTAAAGATTTGTTCTTCACCTTGTGGCCATGGTGGAAGCCCAGCATAATTGAGCCATGCAAATGAGCGTAATACGGAAATTCGGTGTCATCTACTTCAAGGCGGGAGTTCTTCGCGTAGATCTTCTTGAGCATCTTCCGTATCCACAGACTACCAACAAGGTCGTGGTTGCCCTCACACACGATGACCTTGACTTTCTTATGTTTCCCCAGAAGCATCTCAACGCTGCCCACAATCGTGTCAAGGGCCATGTCAATCAACTTGCCGAACCGGGTATCAGCGTCGAGAACATGTTTGGAGGTGGGCGTTACCGCGTCGAGTCCATCCCAGTGAAGAAAGTCTCCCTGCAAATTCAGGATTCCATACTCGGAATTTGGACTTCCATCCGCCATCTCTTGAATCGCCGTTAGCATTGTCTTTACGGCAATGTCTACATCCCAGTCATCCCCGGATTCTTCACCCCACGAATACATCCCAAGGTGGAAATCTGTCAGGGTGTATAGCGTTGCGTAACACGCTACAGCATGCTTGGGTGGTTTGACTGAGGGGGCAGGCTTGTAGGAATAGTTCTCCAGACGCTCTAGGAGCGCCTCTACGAGCTTTTCTTGATCCTGACGCGTCTTGACCCATTGCGCTTTAATCTGCCCGTCTGGGCCGTACATAGTGGATGTTCCAGAGACAGAAAACCCCGGCGCTGCGGGGTGGGTCATGTCATGTTCTGGGGAGAATCCAGCACGGGCCGCTGCCGCCTTAAGAGAATGCATGGATTTGCTGATCGAGGCATGGCAAACCCCAAAATGAGCAGCAGCCTTCCTAAGACTACCGAACCTCTGAACAGCCTCTATGTATTCAAGCTGCCTTGCAGTCGCGTAGGGCTTTAGGGATTCGAGTTCCAAGGCTAATTTCCTTTACGGATACCACACAACCCATCGGGAAGGTAGTGACGTTTCCAACTCCGGGGCAGGTATCGCAAATGGTCAGCTTTGTTTTTGTTCTTCTCACTAAAAAGCCGACACTATAAAAAAGTCCCGGCTCGTCTTTGTTGTCTTTGATGAGGTCGTCATTCCAGCCAGACCAACTCATAATGTCTCGCCATTCAACGACCACCAGTTTCATTCCATCATTTCCATCGAAATCAGGTTGCTCGTGAAAGTCAGCAGGGCGAGTACATCCGCGTAACTCATTTGAGATTGCGCGTGACCTACTTCCTATGCCTCCTGCTCGTCATTTTTCGATTGGTTCAGCCATCCCCAATCCCCCGGTTGTTCGTCAAGGCGCTTGCAGTCCATATAAGCTACCGGCGGCAGTTCATAGGCCGCCAAAATCAGGGCTGCT